TTGTATCATTTTAAAAACAGAGGATACAGAGGTTTTTCATTAAACAGGCCAGATAAAACTTATAATAAATTATCTAAAACTGAACGAGAATTAGGAGGGATACCTAACACTTCTGAAGATGTAAAACAATCTCATGCTTCAGCAATTGAATCCTATATCGAAAAATATATAGGTATTGATTTTTCAGGAGATTATAGAGATGCGGGTGATATGGGCACGATGTATTTCGGTAGAACTTTAGAAGATTGGGCTAAGTTTGATATTAATAATAGAACTAAGTTTGATGCTGCTATTAGCTCGGGTTTAGCTATTATGGCTAATCAAAAACATTTATACACACCATCTAAACAAAAATCAAAAATAAGTATTAACTTTGCAAGATATAACAATGCCAGTAATCATAGTCGTATAATTACATGAAAGATATTAAGATAGATATAAAGTCAGCAGCTTTTCCAGACCAATTTGTTTCAGATTCTCAGAAAAAAACTAAAGAGTACGGTTTACAAATCGGACAAGCAATTCAATATGAATGGTTCCGTAAAGACGGATATAATTGTAGGTTTTACAGTCAGTGGCAAGAGTTCCATAGATTAAGATTATATGCTCGAGGAGAACAGTCTGTAGCTAAATATAAAGATGAATTATCAGTAGATGGAGATTTATCTTATTTAAATTTAGACTGGACACCGGTTCCTATTATACCTAAGTTTGTTGATATAGTAGTAAACGGAATGTCGGATAGATTGTTTAAAGTTAACTGTGTAGCTATTGATGCAATGTCGGCTGAAAAAAGAAATCAATTTCAAGAAATGGTAGAGCGTAATGTAATTGCTCAAGATTTATTTAAACAAGTTGAAAATGATTTTAAGTTAGATGTGTTTGAAGTTAATCCAGAAACGCTTCCTCAAAGTGATACAGAAATGGAATTGTACATGCAGTTAAATTACAAACCAGGTATTGAAATAGCTAATGAAGTAGCGATTGATACTATGTTACAAGAAAACGATTATGAAAGAGTTCGTAAACGTGTAGATTATGATATCACTACATTAGGTATTGGTATATGTAAACACATGTTTCAACAAGGAGACGGCTTAAGAGTGGAGTATGTAGATCCAGCTAATATTGTTTACAGTTACACTGAAGACCCTTATTTTAAAGATTGTTTTTATTGGGGAGAAATTAAGACGGTACCTATTGTAGAATTAGTAAAGATAGATCCTGATATTACCAACGACGATATGGAAGAAATATCTAAATATAGTCAGGCGTGGTACGATTATTATAATGTAGCTGCAATGTACGAAAACAGTATGTTTTCAAGAGATACATGTACGTTACTTTATTTTAATTATAGAACTACTAATACATTTGTTTATAAAAAGAAAAAATTATCCGAAGGAACTTTTAAAACAGTAGAAAAAGATGATCAGTTTAACCCTCCTCAAGAAATGATGGAAGAAGGAGGTTTTGAAAAGATAGAAAAAAAGATAGATGTATGGTATGAAGGGGTAATGGTAATGGGAACTAATATTATTTTAAAGTGGGAATTAATGGAGAACATGGTTCGTCCTAATTCAGCTAATCAACATGCATACCCTAATTACGTAGCTTGCGCTCCTAAATTATATAAAGGAACTTTAGAGTCTTTAGTAAGAAGAATGATTCCTTTTGCAGATTTAATTCAAATCACTCATTTAAAAATACAACAAGTAGTTTCCAAGGTAGTACCAGATGGGGTATTTATTGATGCTGATGGATTAAGTGAAGTAGATTTAGGAACTGGAGCTGCTTATAATCCTGAGGATGCTTTGCGTTTGTATTTTCAAACCGGTAGTGTAGTAGGTAGAAGTTATACTCAGGATGGGGAATTTAATAATGCACGGCAACCAATTAGTCAGTTAACATCTAACAGTGGTCAAAGTAAAATGCAGATGTTAATAGGTAATTATAATCATTATTTAAATATGTTACGTCAAGTAACCGGATTAAATGAAGCCAGAGATGCGTCGACACCAGATCCAAATTCTTTAGTAGGTATACAAAAATTAGCTGCTTTAAATTCTAATGTAGCTACCCGTCATATATTGAAAGCGAGTTTATGGATTACTAAAAGATTGGCAGAATGTTTATCTATTAGAACGGCAGACATTTTAGAGTATGCTGATTTTAGAGATGAGTTTGCAATGCAAATTGGAAAATATAATTTAGGGATTTTAGAAGAAATAAAAAATTTATATTTATACGATTTCGGGATATTTATCGAGATGTCTCCAGATGAAGAAGAAAAAGCACAATTAGAAGCTAATATACAAATGGCTTTACAGCAAGGAGGAATTGATTTGGAAGACGCTATTGATATTAGAACTATTAATAATTTAAAAATGGCTAATCAATTATTAAAAGTAAAACGTAAACAACGACAAGCGGAACAGCAGCAACAGGAATTAATGAAGCAACAAATGCAAGCTAAAAATCAAATGCAGTTACAACAACAAGCTGCTCAATCTAAAATGCAACAAACTCAAGCAGAACTTCAGTCTAAAATTCAAATTAAACAAGCAGAGATTGCTTTTGAAATTGAAAAACAAACAGCTGAGGCCGATTTAAAACGTAGATTGATGGATGCAGAATTTAATTATAATATGCAATTAAGAGGAATGGAACAGTCTCAAATTGATCAGAGAGAAGAAAAGAAAGAAAAAGCTAAATCAGATAGAATTAGCATGGGTAACACTCAACAGTCTAAAATGATTGAGCAAAGAAAAAGAAACTTACCTCCTTTCAATTTTGAATCTAATGAAGACAGTTTAGACGGTTTTGATTTGTCGGAATTTGATCCACGATAATTAGCTAAAAAAAATAAATAAATAAATATTAACTTTGTAACTTAAATTAAATTAAATAAAATGGAAAATAACGAACAACCAAAATTTACAGTAAAAGCTGTGGGTGACGCGGAAGCCAAATCCACTCAAGAAATAGAAAGAGAATTATTACAGAAGCATGAAGAAAAACTTGAGTCCGAGCAAACTGGAGTGGAAGAAAATAACGTGGAGCGAGTGGATACAAGCGTTGAAAGTACCAGCGCCCCATCGGAACAAAAAGAAGTACAACAGAAAAATGAAACACAAGAAACTCCCGCATCAGAGTTAAATGATGCAGACGTTCTTTCTTATATTAAAACGAGATACGATAAAGACATTGAATCGGTAGATCAATTATTTGATACTAAAGATGCAAATGAAGACTTACCGGAAGATGTGGCAGCGTATTTTAAATATAAAAAGGAGACTGGACGTGGAATCAGAGACTTTGTAGAATTACAAAAAGACTATGAGGAAATGGAAGGTGACCAAGTGTTAGCGGCTTACTACACAACTACCGAAGAGGGGTTGGATAGTGAGGATATTCGAGATATCATTGAGGATAAGTTTTCTTACGATGAAGAGTTAGACGAACCTAAAGATATCAAGAAGAAAAAGTTAGCCAAAAAGCGAGAACTTGCAAAAGCTAAAAAGTTTTTGAATGAACAACGTGATAAGTATAAAGCTCCTCTTGAGTCAAGTGGGGGTGGATTATCTACTGAGGACAAGGAAAAAATTAATAGCTATAAAAGTTACATAGAGGAATCGCAAACCAAGGCGGAAGCCCAGAAAAAAAGGTATAATTACTTTGTTGATAAAACTAATGAAGTTTTTAACGACGAGTTCAAAGGTTTTGAGTTTAAAGTCGGAGACAAAAAATTTACTTTTAAACCGGGTGATAAGGATGAATTGAGAAGTAAGCAATCAGACGTTAATAATTTTGTCGGTAAATATATGGACAAAGAAACAGGTTTGATTAAAGACCCTCAAGGATATCATAAAGCTATATCGGTCGCGATGAACTTAGACAAGTTTGCTGAATTTTTTTACAATCAAGGTGTTACTCAAGCCGTAGATAATGTTTCTAAAAAATCTAAAAACATTAATATGGAAATGAGAAAGACCCCACAAACATTCAGTAAAGACGGTTTAAAGATTCGTTCGGTTGGTGATAAAAGCAGTGGTAGAGGCCTCAAAATTAGAAGTATTAAAAAATTATAGTAATTAAAAAAATTTAAAAAAATGGCAGTATTAGGAACACCAGGCTTTGACTTGCAGCCAAGTTCGCAGCAAGTAGCCTTAGCGACAAACTATATTACCAATTTTGATTTCCTTAACCAGTATCTACCTGATACTTACGAAAAGGAGTTTGAAAGATATGGTAATAGAACAGTAGCCTCATTCTTAAGAATGGTAGGCGCTGAAATGCCTTCTAACTCAGACCTTATAAAATGGGCTGAACAAGGAAGGTTACACACTAAATATACAGCATGTACATCTGCAGCAGCAGCAGCAGCAAACAATGCAGTATGGACTATACCTACAGCACAGGTTAACCCAGCTTCTCCGCCAGCATCATCAGCTCCGGCTAATGGTTTTGCGGCAATTAGAGTTGGTCAAACGGTTATGATTTCAGATGAAACAGCTGGTTCAACGCTTAGTAATAAAGCGATTGTAACTGCAGTTTCAAATGCAGCACCGTTTACGGTAACTGTAGCTTACTATGAAGCAGCTGGTCAAGCAGTAGCGGCAGGGGTAAATTGTAGTATATTTATTTATGGTTCAGAATTTAAAAAAGGTCAAGACGGAATGGCTGGATCTTTAGAAGCACAAGATTTCATCTTTGACAATTCTCCAATTATCATAAAAGACACTTACGAAGTAAATGGGTCTGATATGGCACAAATTGGTTGGGTTGAAGTAAGCACTGAAAACGGAGCTTCTGGATACCTTTGGTATATGAAGTCTGAGCATGAAACAAGATTAAGATTTGAGGATTATCTTGAAACAGCAATGATAGAAGCGGTTCCAGCAGAAGCTGGTTCTGGTGCTATAGCTACTACAGGTCCAGAAGGAAACAAAGGTTCTGAAGGAGTTTTCTATGTAGTTAATACAAGAGGAAATGTATGGAGCGGTGGTAACCCAGTTGCTCTTGCTGGTTTTGATTCAGTAATCCAAAGATTAGATAAACAAGGGTCTATCGAAGAAAATGTAATCTTCGTAAACAGAGACTTCTCATTTGATATTGACGATATGTTAGCGGCACAAAACTCTTACGGAGCAGGTGGTACTTCATATGGTTTATTTGATAATGATGAAGAGATGGCTCTTAATTTAGGATTCACAGGATTCCGTAGAGGTTATGATTTCTACAAGTCTGACTGGAAATACTTAAACGATCCTACTATGAGAGGAGGTTTAACAGGTGGTAAAATCAATGGACTTTTAGTTCCAGCTGGTTCTACAACTGTATATGACCAAATCTTAGGTAAGAACGCTAAGAGACCATTCTTACATGTAAGATATAGAGCTTCGGAAACTGAAGACAGACGTTACAAAACTTGGATCACTGGTTCAGCTGGTGGAGCAAGAACGTCTGCAGTAGACAAGATGCAAGTTAACTTCTTATCTGAAAGAGCTTGTTGTACTTTAGGTGCAAACAACTTCTTCTTATTTAGAGACTAATAAGCATCAATAATTAAAGGGGGGCGAAAGGCATACATGCAAACGTTCTCTGAGTAACCTCCCTTTTATTTTTTAACTTTAATTAAATTATAATACAATGAAAAAGAAAACAACACCTATTACTAAAAGGTATAGATTAATGAGAGATGTAGCACCTTTGTGTTTTATGCTCTCTTCTCATCACAATAAAAGAACCCCTTTACTTTATTTCGACGAAGAAAAAGGAATTAACAGAGCTTTACGTTATGCTCGAAACCAAAAAAGTCCTTTTGAAGACGAACAAGATGGTAACGCTATATTAGAACCAATTGTTTTTGAAGACGGATTTTTAACTGTTGAAAGAGGAAATCAAGTTTTACAAGAATTTTTATATTATCATCCGCAAAACGGGCGAACATTTGAAGAAATCGATAAAGCTAAAGATGCAGCAGAAGAATTAGAAATAGAAGAAGTAATTTTAGATGCTCAAATTTTAGCTAAAGAATTAGATGTTTCTACATTAGCTACTATTTCCAGGGTCTTATTTGGAGCACACTCTGATAAAAGAAGCACTGCGGAATTAAGAAGAGATATGTTAGTATACGCTCGAAATAATCCCGTGGAGTTTATAGATATGTTAAATGATCCATCGTTAAAAATATATGATGATGTAGCTCAATTTTTTGGAGCAACTTTGTTGATGTTGAAAAATAAAAATAGAGATGTTTATTTTAATTTACCAAACAATAAAACAAAAATGCTTACCGTTCCTTTTGGGGAAGATGCAAGTGATATTGTAGCTTCTTATATGCAAACGGATGAAGGTGTAGAAACTTACAAACTTTTAAATAAAATACTAAAAGGAGATTCTAAACCCCGAACAAAAAAAAAGAAAGCTAAAAGTGAAGAAGATTAAACTAAAAGAGCACCTTAAATAGGTGCTTTTTTTTTACGTAACTTTGCACTTTATTAACCCATTAAAATTATTAATTATGGACAAATTTTTAGACACTCCAGTTACAGGGGAAACAAATATGCTTATTAGCTGTTCCGATGTAATTGCAGTAAGAATAGGGGATGCTGGTGGTGCAGGATCAAACCCTACAACAACAACAACTATTGTTTACAATAGTGGAAACATTGTTACATTAACTCATGCTGCGGTATCGACTACTAACCAAATGAGAGACTCAGTACAAAACGCTATGGAAGAAGCTTTAAAAACTTCGTGGACGGATGTTGCATTTGCATACGTTCCATCTGAAGCGGTTTCAGCAGTAGCGGTAGCCTAAGTATTATGTATAGATATATTAATTTACCTGTGCAAATGTACCCAGGCTCTACAGCAACAAATGCAGCTGCTGTGGATTCAGGTACAACAAGTGCTGCTACAGAAGGAAAACTAACTGAAGCAGGTCAAAACTTTTTAACTACAGTTAATGTAGGAGATTACGCTGTTATTACTACAGGGATTGCAGGTTATCCTGTAAGAAGCTGGGCTTTAATAACTGCAGTAGATAGCGATACTGTTTTAAGTATTTCAGGACCAGGAGTTGCTGCTACAGGAACCGGAGGTTTATCAGCCGTTGGTACTGTTTATTCAATTATCGCTGCAGCTGATGCTTCTAAATGTGTATTGTCTGGAGGAAAATTTACAGAAAATGTACAAGCAGGAGATGTAGTTTGTAATGTGACTACTAATCTTAATTACACTGTAGCTTCAGTAACAAACGATACTACAATTGTTTTATCAGGAACTAATTTCGGTATACTTGTTGGTGATGACTTTTTTATTCTGACGGATAGAGGAGATCAAGGAGCCAGAAAAGTTAGATTAGATAATGCAACTGAAATTAGAGGTAACGCTTCTAATGGACAAGTAACTGTTCATTATAAAAAAGGAGCAGCTGGTAACGATAAGTTAGCTATTGACATGGGAGACACTGTAACAGATGATGCTTATTTTATTAAATTTAAAGAAGTAGCATTAAATGTTATGAAGTCGGAATGGACAGTAAATTCTGAAACTATGCCTTTAACAGTATCAAGTGGTACTCAGGGTATTCAGTGGGCAGGAACATTTACTTTCTCTTAATAGTAAATATTACCAAACAAGAAGAGGTCTTAAAAAAAATAAGGCCTCTTTTTTTTTGTTATCTTTGTAAAAATGTTTATAAAGTATGGCAGCATCAATAAATGAAGTTAGAAATACCGTATTAGCAATTGCGAATAAAAATAATTACGGATATATATCTCCTCAAGATTTTAATCTATATGCTAAACAAGCACAACTGGATATGTTTGAGGATTATTTTTATGCGTACAATAATTGGATTAATAAAGAAAACGCAAGAGTTTCAGGGACAGGTTATGCAGATATAATAAAAGGATTAGAAGAAGTTATGGATACTTTTTCAGTTCAAGTTTTTTTACAACAAAATAATGCAAACGTTTATACTTTACCTGCAGATTATTATTTAATTAATAAAGTTTTTTATTATCCAGATGTGTTGTTTACGGGTAGTTCTACCGGTGTAAATCCTAATCAATTATTAGATACCAATGCAACAGGTTGGACAATTATACCAACTGCTTCTCCTACTCCAGCAATTGGATCTATTGTGGTTAATACCACTACTTTACAACAGGCTTTTGTGACAGGGGTAGTAAATAGCACTACATTAAACTTAAGCGCTGATATATTTTTAGCTCCAGGAAATACTTATAAAATATATAATAACACTAATATAAAAGAAGTAGAAAGAGTTAGTCAAAATAAAATATTTTATTTGACCAGTTCTAATTTAACAGCTCCTACTAAATCCTATCCTGCATATGTTTTAGATGGTAGTTTAATTACGGTTTATCCTTCTACTATTTTAAACATTGGAGATGTTCAATCTCAATATATTAGATATCCTTTAACTCCAAGATGGACTTATCAAAATTTAAATCTTGGAGAACCTGTGTTTGATTCTACTCAGCCTGACTTTCAAGAGTTTGAATTACCCGACTCAGATGAACCTACATTGATAGCTAAAATTTGTCAATACGTAGGAATTGAAATTAGAGAAGCAGAGGTTTATAATTTTGGAGCAACAGCAGAAACTAACGAAATACAAGAAAGCAGTTAATTATGGCATATATTACAGATTATCAATATTACGAAAACAACCAAGTTGTACCTACAGATAAAAACTGGGGTTCCTATCAATATATAAGTTTAGATGATATTGTTAATAATTTTATGCTTATGTATCAAGG